GGACACGACCCTGCATCAGGAGCTGATAATGATTTTTAGTTGTGACATAGAGACTGATGGACTAGACCCCACTGTCATATGGTGTATTGTGTGTCAGGATGTGAAGACAAAAGAGATTGTTAAGTTTACACCTAAAACAATATGGGCATTCAATGAGTGGTTAGGTATCGGTAAGACATTAGTATTCCATAATGGTATTGGATTTGATGTACCAGTGCTAGAGAAACTATTAGGTACTGACTTCAACAACACTTGGGTTGAGGACACTATGATAATGAGCCAACTTACTGACCCTAGAAGAGAGGGTGGTCATTCACTTGCTAGTTGGGGTGACAGGTTGAACTTTGATAAGGGTGACTACGATGATTGGACACACTACACTGAAGAGATGTTAGAGTATTGTATCAGGGATGTGGAAGTGACAACCAAACTATACCTACACTTAGCTGATGCAGTAAGAGACCAAGGTAGGGATGCACTTGAGTTAGAGTATGCAACTAAGAAGCACTGCTCAGAACAAGAGAAGTATGGATGGTACTTCAATAGACGTAAGGCACTGGAGGTGTTGTATGATGTTAATGAGGAACTTAGGAAGGCTGAAGAGGAAGTGCACAATAACTTTCCACCACTGCCTGTATGGAAGAAAGCTACCAAGCTCAAGTCTAATTTTAAACAAGATGGAACTAGAACACTGGCATATACCAAGCAGGTTAAGTTGCAATGTCATACTAACGGTGATGGTGAGTACGGTTACTTTGCTTATCCACCACTCAACCTAGGTAGTAGACAGCAGGTAGCACACCACCTTATGCACTATGGTTGGAAGCCTACTGTGTTCACTGATGGTGGTAAGCCTAAGGTAGATGAGTCAACACTAGAGGGTGTGGATATTCCTGAAGCAAAGGTGATAGCTAGATACCTTATGCTACAGAAGAGAAGGTCACAGCTAGACAGTTGGATTAAAGAGTTTAATGAAGACACTCATTCAATCCACGCTAGGGTACACACCATAGGTACAGTAACTAACCGTATGAGTAGCAGCAATCCTAATCTACAGCAGGTGACTGCTAGTAGTAAAGAGTTTGGTTCTGATATGCGTAGTCTATTTACTGTGCACCCAGGTAAGGTGCTAGTAGGTGCTGACTTGAGTGGCTTAGAGTTAAGATGCCTAGCCCACTATATGAATGACTCTGACTATACAAATGAGATACTAACAGGTGACATCCATACTAAGAACCAAGAGTCAGCAGGTCTAGGTACTAGGAACGAGGCTAAGAGATTCATCTATGCATACCTATATGGTGGTGGTGATGAGTTGATTGGTAAGATTGTAGGTGGTGGTAAGAAGGAAGGCAAGTCAATTAAAGATTCCTTCTTAGCTAACACACCATCACTGGCTAAATTAAGGACACAGATAGAGAAGGCAAGTTTTAAGGGATGGATTAAGGCACTAGATGGTAGACGTATAAAGACTAGGTCAACACACTCAGCACTGAACTTTCTATTACAATCAGCAGGTAGCATCATAGCTAAGAGAGCCTGGGTTATCTTTCATAACGGGTGTGACCTACCTTACAACCAGCTAGGTGTGATACACGATGAGATACAGATTGAGTGTGCACCTGAACACGCTGAGTCTATAGGTGAGCAGGTTGTATCAGCTATGAGAGACACAGCAATTTATTATAACTTACGCTGTCCAATTAACGGAGAGTATTCAATAGGGAGTAGTTGGAATGACACACACTAAACAGAGCAAAGATAACATTAACCCTAGCCACTACAAGCAGGGAAACATAGAAGTAATTGAATTTATTTTAGACCAAAAGTTTAACTACCTTGAGGGGAATGTGGTAAAATATCTAAGCAGATACAAATTCAAGAACGGTCTTGAAGATTTAAACAAAGCAAAGTGGTACATAAACAAACTAACAGAGGAGTACATTAATGAAGACGATTAACACAGTAGTAGATGATGTCTATAAGATGATGGAAGATAAGGTTCACGTTGGTGACCTGCAGAAGGTAGCTGATACAGTAGGTAAGGAAGTATCCGAAGCCTTAGTTGATGCACTGACTGAACGAGAGCAGAGCACAGGGTTACGTATGTCAGGCATCGGCAGGTGTGAGAGAGCACAGTGGTATAAGTATAAGGGTGTAGACGAAGAGCCTATTCCTGGTCAGGTGTACCTTACCTTCTTACAAGGACACCTATTAGAATCTGTACTACTGGGGTTGGTTGAGTTGTCAGGTCACAAGGTGACAGGCAAGCAAGGTAAGCACACAGTAGAGGGTGTCAAAGGTTCACAGGATTGTGAGATTGATGGTGAGTTAGTGGATGTTAAGACTGCAAGTGCTTGGTCATATGACAATAAGTTTAAGGAAGATGGTATCAAGGATGATGCCTTCGGTTACATCAAACAACTATCAGCCTATGGTAAGACAAAGGGCAGAGATAAGGGTTACTTCTTAGCATTCAATAAGAACAAGTCAACACTCAAGCTATGCGAGCAAGCACTAGAGACTGATGTAGATAAACACATCAAGCAACTGAGTGTTAAGATGGAACTAGACACACCACCTATGAGACTTGCTAATGCAACTACAGTAAGTAAGAAGACAGGTGAAGAGAGACTGTGTATGACCTGTTCATTCTGTGGATTCAAGGATGAGTGTTATGATAACTCACTGACAAGCAGACCAACAGGTAAGATTACATCTTATTATGTAGACCCAGTGGCAGGAAACTTCTAATGATAACACTCGAAGAACTTAAGGAAAGGGTAGCACAGAACTATGATGTGTGCCTGATATGTGATGAACTAGAGATAGAGCCTGAGGATATACTTGAGGTCTTTGGGAAGAAACTATGGGAAAAGCGTGATAGATTTGAGGAGTTTTATGAATGACTTTATAACAGCCAGTGTGGTTTGGATATCAATAGGTGCAGTGTGGACATACTTCTCAGACAGAAGAGCATACAACGAGGGAATGATTGATGCTATCGTTCTTCATAACAGAGGTGAACTAACATACACAACCTATACTAATGAGGAAGGTGAGACTATGGTAGAGATTAAGGTGGGCGAAGATGCGTAGTGAATACCTGGGAATAACAATAGACAGGACAAGAGACAAGATGCTGACAGAGCAGTCACTTGAATTACTTAACGGTTACTACCTTAGAGGTAAGGAGAAGTCACCGCAAGAAGCGTACGCTAGAACGTGCGTTGCTTACAGTGATGGTGATTTAGATTTAGCACAGAGGTTATATGATGCTGTTAGTAATGGTTGGTTTATGTTTAGTAGTCCTATACTTAGTAACGCTCCGCTTGAAGGAGAGCAAGCTAAAGGACTACCTATTTCTTGTTTTCTGTCTTACGTACCTGACACTCTTGATGGTCTTATTGAGCACCAAGCAGAACTTGCTTGGCTGAGTGTCAAGGGTGGTGGAGTAGGTGGACACTGGGGTGACGTACGTCCTGTAAGTGACAAAGCACCAGGACCTATACCATTCATAAAGGTAGCTGACTCAGCAATGACAGCTTATAAACAAGGACAAACAAGGAAAGGAAGCTATGCTGCATACACTAATATCTCGCACCCAGACGTGGTGGAATTCATTAACATTCGAGTACCGACTGGGGGCGATAGCAACCGTAAGTGCTTTAATATCAACAACGCTATTAATATTACTGATGCTTTTATTGATTCCGTTATTTCTAATAGCCCTTGGGATTTACTTGACCCTCACACTGGTGACATCAGTGATACAGTTAGTGCGAGAGAGTTATGGGAAAGACTTATCGAGGTACGCTTCAGAACTGGCGAACCATACCTCAACTTTATTGACGAAGCTAATAGACAACTACCGAAACCGCTAAAGGAGAAAGGACTTGAAATCAAAGGAAGCAACTTATGTAATGAGATTCACCTACCGACCAGTGAAGATAGGACTGCAGTATGTTGCCTATCCTCCGTCAATCTTGAATGCTTTGAGGAGTGGAAAGATACATCGTTAGTAGTAGACTTAATAACTATGCTGGATAACGTCCTCACTTGCTTCATAGAGGATGCCCCTGAGGAGCTTAAGAAGGCATCATACTCGGCACTTCAGGAACGTAGCCTAGGGTTAGGTGCAATGGGCTTCCATTCGTACCTACAATCAAAGAATATCCCTTGGGAATCTGCGTTAGCTGTGAGCCACAACAGAAGAATGTTCAAGCTAATTAAAGAACAGGCACTGGGTGCAACGTATGCACTGGGTGATACTAGAGGTGAGTACCTAGATGGTGTAGGTACAGCTAGAAGAAACTCACACCTACTAGCTATAGCACCCAATGCTAACAGTGGTATGATACTGGGGACAAGCCCCTCTATTGAACCTCTTAAGTCTAATAGCTTTGTACAT